AATACATCCAACTGGTCAGCCAAACCGTCACCAAAATCGTTTATACCGAACGCACGAGCCACACCACCAGTGGCTCGGGTATCAATAATTTCGTCGTTACCGAACACACGAACAGCCATGACATCGTTCGGGTCAGGCAAACCGTTTGCGCTAGTGCGCAACAACTTAAGACCAATCTGCATTTCGTCAGTTTCAGCCATCTCACGACCCGCAATAAACAAGAAGCCGTTATCTGGAGCATAATCCTGCGCAGCACGATACTCCGACGCAACACGGAAGCCGTTATCCAAATCCTTAAGACGGTCAATTTCCGCCGACAACTCCGCATATTCCTCACTAGTCGGAGACAACGCATCCAACTGCGTACGCAAGTCACGCATCTGAGAATTAATAGCCCTAGCCTCACGAGAAGCAGGCACACCCTTTGCAGCCAGAATACGGTCAGCCAACACCTCAATATCCTCAGGAATATTGGTCTTGTTCGGATACATACTCTGGTATGTGGTTTGCAAACCAAGACGAATGTCATCCAACTCGGCAGTCCCATTCTGCAAACTGACCTTCAAGTTCTGCAAATTTGTCAACAACGCAGCGTGAACAACATCAAACTCGCCCCGCTTGTCTGCGCCAAGTTCATCAGCCTGTTGACGCAACTTCACCAAATTGTCCTGCAGGGTTTCAATACGCTTAATCGTCGCATCAGTCTCACGCTGGTTCGTAGCACGCTGACGAACATTGCCATTAACAACATCCTCAGCATCCTTAACACCACGCTTCAGGACCGACTTCAAGTCGGTCATACGACGACCCAAACGGCTACGAACCGTATTACGAATAGCCGTAGCCTCCTCTAGTTCCTTCGCAGCAGCAGCACGCAACACGGGGTCAGGAATCGTATTACGCAACAGCGGCGCAGCGGCAACATCGCCATAATCCATCAAACGGCGAACATACGCCTCACGACCACGCATTTTAGCCATAGAGTACGCATACGACTCAGCAATCGTACCAATATCAGTCTCAAAGAAATTGACATCCGCACCAGTTTGACGCTTAAAGATTTCATTCAGTTCCTTGATGGTGCCCTCTTTGACATCCACACCCATAAACTGCTCATATTTGACGGTGCCATCAGGCATAACTTGAGGGGCACGATACTTACGATAACGCAGAGGGGCAGCCATATCCGTAATATCCGCAACATCCAACTGACCCGAATCAAAAAACTTTGCAAAACGACTATTGCCACCACCATTGGCTGCAATCCACTCAGAAGCCTCCTTGCTCACCTTGTGAAAAACATAATTCTCAATCCATGAAAAGTCTGGAATATCCGTACCAAAATCGGTACCGAACTTCTTGTAAACCGCTTCTGTCTCCGCATAAACATTGTTCTGCCAGTCAACATACTGTTGAACCAACCGCTGTTGGTTCTCAGGCAAAGCATCAAAAACTGGTTTACCAGTAAAACTATACGGATTAGCACGCTCAGCCAAATCAGACAAATCATCAGCAATACCCTCAGTCCTAGCCTGAGACACGGTGTCACGAATCTGAGACACAAAACGATTCAACTGATACGGCACAACACCCTTAGCGAACTGACGAGCAGACCAACGGGCAACATTCTCCAAAGCCTTCGGCTCAGCCAAACGGTACGCACCCTTGGTGCGACGACCAACATCCATCATAAACGCACGACTAGACGGAGACATCACCAAACCGCTATTACGGACACCAGAAGCAATGTCCATAATCTTTTCCCAAGAACCCGACAACGCCTGACCAACAGGCGTAGAAATACGCTCACTGCCCTTAACCAATTGTCCAGCAACACGAATACCAGTCTCAATACCCTCAGCCTTCAGAATGTCCTTAAAGCCCTCAATGGGCGCATTTTGACCAAAGCGAACAATGTCATTAAATCTGTCCGCCAACTGCGGATACTTATCAACCATCTTTTGAGTTGACAAGCGTTGCGCAAGCGATATCTTTCCAGCACGCCCAATATACTTCACATTACCAATACCAGTAACCCAAGTAGCAGGGTCAGCAACCGTATTCACAGCCAACTCAGTCAAGAAACCAGTAATCGGATTACCCTCAACAACAGCCTTATTTGCAGCACTCGTCTTATATTTCCACTCTGGGTCAGCAATCTGATTCAAGAAATCCTTAAGCGAACCACGCTGAGTGTCACCCTCACGCTTGTAAACCTCACGAACACGCTTCGCTTCCTCGGGTGTCGCCATCGGGCTGACACGCTGAGCAAGTTCACCCAACGACGAAACACCGCCAACAGGCTTAACAGGCGAACCAACCACAGGCGTATAACCACCAGTAGGCAAAAACGCTTTAAGCCCACGACTAGTACGCAAATCCGCAATCTCTTTAGCAGCGGACTGACCAACTCGTTGCACACCCTGATACAACTTAACTATCGTGTCCGTAACCTGATTATTCTTAGGTGTAAACGGCGCAATTACGCCAGTCGCAAGAGCCTTACCCAAACTCTTTGCCTTGCTGAAACGGTCAAATTCTGGCAGCGAACCCTTGCTCTTACCTGTCTCCGCCAACCGTTCAATTTCCGCAATAATATACTGCTTCTCTTGCTGAGACAAACGCTCATTCGGCTGTTCACGAACACGCTGAATAGCCGAATCAACAGACTTACCCAACTCAAAAAACTCTTTAGCCTTACGCTGAACATCAGTCTGCTTAGGAGGTTCGGGGCGTGGCGGAATCGGCTGATTACCGCCACTCGGCTTACCAAAAGGACTAGAAATAACTGCCACGGTTTACAATCCCCGTTTGCGCAATGCTGCGATATCCTCCGCCTCACGCTTACGCTTAAGTTGCTGTGGTGTCAACTTTGCGCCCTCGGGAAGTTTCGTATAAGGAACACTCACTCTGCCAAACAAATCGCTAATGGCACCACCAGTAGGCTCCGAAACATTCGTGGGCGTAGTACCACGCCCACCAGTTGCCACAGGCAACGAACGACGAATTGTCCGCATCGCAGCCTGACGGGCTGCTTCCAACTGAGCATCATAATCAGCCTCATCAATCGGCGTAAACGCCTTCTGCTGCCCAGCCGCTTCAGCCGCCCGAGACTCATAATCAGTTATATCAGACAAACGCTGACGACCAATCTCCTGAGCCAAACGGTCATACTCCGAACCAATATCCATCTCACCCTGCGCACGAGTACCAGCCAATTGCTGTCGTGCTTGAGCAGCAGACAACATACCAGCATTACGCAAAGCATTCAGATAATTCTGCTCACCAACATTCAACTGCCCCATCGCACCACGGCTCAAAGCAGCCAACTGGGCAGCAATCTGCGCATCCTGAGCAGATTGCGCCTCAACCCCAGCCGTTGACGCACCCTCAGCAGCCAACCCAGCCAACAATGGATTCTGCTGCTGACCCAACTCAACCAACGGCACATTCTGAAACGACTGACCAGCCACCAAATTGCGCAACAACGCCTGCTCAGCACCCGAAATATCTGCACCACCCATCTCAGCAGACTTACCCAAACGCTCCAAAGCAGCACGACGACGAGCCTCACTCTGACCAGCATAAACATCATACTGCCCACCAACTTCGCCAGCCCGAGAAGTATAAAGGTCAGCCAACTGACCAAACGCCTCAAACTGTGCTTTACGCTCAGCAGCCTCACGGTCACGCTCAACCTGCTTCTGAGCCATCTCCAAGGCACGCTCTTGCAAATCCAACTGAGCCTCAAAAGCAGCCTGCTGCGCCTTATTCATCTGCCCCACGGGCACCTTGTTGCCACGCTTCTTAGCCATCACCTATACCGATTCTGTTCCTAATAGCCTTGAAACTCACGCAAAGCAGCAGCATCAGCCATAATCTGCTGAGCCTTGGACAACTGCAACTCATTCAAATACGAATCCAAATCAGCCTGCTGGGCTGCCTCACGGGCAGCAATCGTATTCAACTCAGACTGCAAATTTTCAGTCTCCCGACCCAACTCCCGTTGCATTGTCTCCGCATACTTCGCCAAACCCTGACGACGAATACCAGACTTCACATTCGGACCACCCAAACCACGCTGCCCATAGGCAGCCTGAACAGGACGATACCCCTCCGTATAGGTTCTAGTAATATCAGCAATGTTTCGTTTGCCACGCATCTGCCCCAAAAAAGCAGCCTGTTGATTAGCCAACGACTCAGCGAGTCGTTGCCGTCTAGCCTTAGCACCAGCCAATTCAGCCATAATTAATACCCCTTTGGACGACTTTGCGTAGACAAATCGTCAACCTGACGGCGCAAACGATTCACTTCAACAACCAACTGTTGAAACATCGTACGCAACACATCCTTATCGGCTGAAACCAAAGCGTTAACGGACGGAAGTTGGAACGGTTCTTTCATTACGCAAACACCTGTGAACCCAACACCACAGCAGCCGAATCTCCAGCAGCCAACTGAGAAGCCACATTCGCATCCAACTTACTGTAAGTAATCGCACCATCATCAATGTTCGTACCAGCAGACAAACCTTCACAGAAGGTTTTGACTGCCGCAAAGTTAGCGTTCACCTCAGTTGCAACTGCAGGTGTACCGTTAATAAACGAATTAGGTATAGTTAAAGTAGCCATTATCCTTTGATTCTCCTCGCTTGATATTTATAGCCAATACTGTTTACACCCCACGACTGACCCGCTGGACCAGTTAACTGAAGTTGAACAGACCTAGCCAAACCAAGATTCTTACCGATAACCACCGCCTGAGACGCTTCACCACTAGCCCACACATCGCCCCACAAATCGGTACCCCAAATCAAACCAGAATCAGGGGGCGTAATCGTCAAATCATAATTACGCTTTTCGTTATTGAAACCGTCATCATAATCGTGATACACCTTCACATTAATATTGCTGGTAAGAGTCGGTTCCTTCACAACAAACTCTGGGCGACGAAACATCTTTTTCTGCATATACGACCCGCCCTCAAACCATTTAGTGCGATAATAACTAGTAAAATTGGCGTTCGTACCAGCAATGTTGTCAACTTCAAGCGAATACTTATCAACCTCAATAACTCTAGGAAGTGTCGGATGAATCATATATGAATGATTCACACTTGACGCATCCGTAAAATCCGTACCAGAAATAAGCCCCACACCATCAGCGGTCTGAAACTTTGTCCACGCACCACCACGACCAATAGACGGGTCAAACACAAAATTCACTTTGGATGTAGTAACAGTTGCATCCTTATCGTACGGCGCAGACAACCACAACTTCTTATTAATCCAACTCAAAGTAATCGCCGAAGGCGCAGCAGTATTAAACTGCCCCAAATCCAATGCGGGGCGAATCGGACTAAACAAGTCCGTTAGTGATGAACCATCAAAAAAGAACAACCCCTCGGGATTGCTAAAAAAGTAGATTCCAGTGTCAGCAACAGCCATGCCACGATGCCCAATAGCACCAAGTTTGCTGGAAAGTTGCACTACACGAAAATCATCCGAATCATAACCAAACAAAATAAATATTGCTTGTGGCTTAAAAATAACCAGCGAACCGTTCACCACAGCCATCGCCGTAATACCTGTGCCGCCAGAAGGCAAATCAATATAATCATCCGCAGCCCAATCCCTAGGCTGGTCCTCATGCGACCAATAAATACGATTAGGGTAAACCGTGCCGTTAATGTTCACATTTGCGGCAAACATTTTGTTTGCGTGAACACACAAATGTTCAGAACGCATAAAATAGTTAGACCCTGGACTATTGTAATTATTATTCCAATGCGAAGTGGTCAAAGCGGGAATTACGGTTGCGTATGTGTCGGTTGTTTTCCAACGAAAACCATTAGCCCCACCAGTGCCAGAAGCAATAAATAGTTCGTCACCCCAGTTAACCATACACGCACCTTCACCACCAGCAACAACAACATCCGTTCCCGCACCGCTTTGCAACACGGTAAAATTTCCGCCCGTAGAATGCAACACCTTGGTGTCATTGCTCAACATAACACGGGGCGTAGCCCCGCTGAACCAATGCAATTGAAACGGTGCCCAAGTACCAGACACAGCCGTACTGTTAATACGCTCATAACCACCACGACTGAATACGCCACCACGGGGGTCAATTTCAACATTCAACATATCAGGCGACTCGTTATCAGACAACTGAAACTGGTCAGCACGAAAGTTCAACCCACCAGTAAAATCCTGCTGCTGATAAATCTGAAGCGACGACATTACTCTCCGAGTTGACGACCCAACCGATTAACCCAACCATTAAAAGTAGGACGACCACGAGTTTGACCATGAGCCATAATCAACTGACCATGACTGGTCGGTTTCATAATACTAGAGCGTGCCAACTGCACACCCTCATCAAACGCCTGCTTATAAACGGCAGCCATCTGCGCATCTTCAAGTTTCTGATAGATACGACTGCACGCATAATATACCAACGGAAAATGCAAACTGGGAGCCGCATCAACGGCTCCACCCGTAGTCTGCCAATCAATCGGCTCACGATACGCACGCACAGACAACACACGAGCATTATTCGGCTTCGGAAACAAATGAATAGAACCATTCCACACCGCATAAAACAGTGGGTCACCACTCGTATCATACGACCCGATATAGGTTTGCTCAGCCATATCATAGCCGACCATATCCAAACGGGAACCCACACCCACATTGTCCACCACAGACACAACCTGCGAAATGGGGTCAGCCGTAAACGCCGAAATACTATAGGCACGCTGGTCAGTAACCGTAGTAAAAGTGAAACTGGTTTCCAACCAGTTCCAACGCTTCTCCAAATCCAAAATACGGTAATAGCCATCCCGAATATAAAGATTCAGCAAACTATCTGGCAAATCCTCACTATCCAAGTCAACAATATCCCGAACCGTGCTTCGCAACACCGAAGCAGTCATAGTCTGGTAGCCCACGACTAAACCTCCTTAGATTTCGCTTTACGCCCCTTGGGAGCCACCACAGGCTGCACAACGGCTGGCTGCTCCTCCTCAAAAGGCATACCACCAGCCTGAATAGAAACCGCCTCAACGGCAGTCTGTCTACGCCCCGCTACAGGGTCACCATAATACGCTTGAGCATTTACTCGGCTGTTCATCACAATTACGGGTTTTGTTCCCAAAACCCGATAAATGCTACTATTTCAGGCGACTAATCTTCCTAGCCGCATTCTTGGCGGTTTCAGACTTAACAAACTTCAACGCATCCTGAATGCTGTTACGCAAAGCCTTAAGAGCCTCATCGGAACCAGCCATCATTACACGCTTACCTTCCTTCATCCGCCCAGCACTCATAGCATTCTTATTGTAACGCACAATACGCCGACCACCCAATTCGGCACGCACATTCGGGTCAGAAACCTTTTGCGCCATACCACGCATATTCTTCTCAACCTTCTTCGCTTCACCAGCACGAGACTCAACGGCTTTAGCGTGTTCCATACGACCAGCACCCCGAGACATCATTCGGTAAGCCTCATTATCACCAGACTTCATCAACTGATGCATCTTCTGCTTCATGGACATACGGTCCCAATCGCTCTTAGAAATATCCTTCGGGCGACGCATACTCTTGGGGGCTTGCTTACCTTTTGCCATAATTATCTCCTAGT